CCCCCCTCATTGAGCCCAATTGGAGCAACCCCCCCCCCCCCGCGCCGCCGATACCACCCGCACCACTCCCGCTCGTGTCTTCGGGCGGGGAAATGATGTTCAGCTCGTCAATACCGAGCAGAGCGTTTTTCAGTTCCTTTGCTTTCTTACCTGCGTCCCCAATGCTGTCGGACAAATCCTCTGCGGCACTTGCCCCGGCACTCAACCCACTACTGAATGTAACGGGCTGAATCGTTACCCCAAACAGGGTAGCCACCGCTACGATAGCGTCAGTAAGCAGACTGATAAACGCCTGTACATAAGGGAGTACCTTTGCCAAAATAGGCAGGAATACGCTACCAAACGCCTGTCCGAGAGATATAAGTTGCTGTCTCAGCGTTCTCATAAGACCCTCGGCGGTAGTCATTTCCCTTGCATAAGTGCCAATCAAGCCCTGTGCGTCAGCCTGTCCAACGAGCGTCAGATAGCGCAGATAAGACTTTAGCTCCTCGCTTGCAGACTGAGAGCTATAGGCGATACCATAGTTCGCCGCTGTCACTTTGAGCTGAGAATCCACGATGGTGAACCCCGCCTTACGAATAGGCTCAACTTCACCTGCAATAGCGGAGCGTACCGCGACCGCCGCGTCTTCAAACGATGTGTAGATGTCGTTGTAGCCAGCCCAAATGTCATAGACAAGTTCGGTATAGCCCATAGCCATCTTTGCCGCGTCTTTTTCGACTACGCCAAAGCCCTTGAGCATTGTGCCAAAGATGGAAGAATACTGCATGAACTGTTGGGTGTTTATATACAGTTCGGAGTTGAGCCGCTTAATCCAACTGTATGCTTCCTCCGCTTCTGAGCCGAACGCACGACCGAAACGCTGTGTAATGCCCTCCCATTCGGTAGCGTCATAAATCATATTAGCGACTGCCGCGCCAATACGCTTCATGGCCACAATCGCAATACTGATTTTTGCGGCAAGGTTCACATAGCTCGTGGACGCTTTATCGTTCGACTTTGACAGATTGTTTGTACTGGTAATCAGCTTTTGGATTCTCGCCGGGAACGCCGCGAAACCGCTCGAAATGGCTTGCATTTTCGTAGCGAGAGGGGCGAAAGCGTCTGCCAACTGCTGAACCTGTGAAGCAAGCTCCCCGATGTTCACCGTCTTTAGAGACTGCATAAGAGCGGGGATTTTGCCGAGCTGAGTCACAAACGAGGTGAGGTTGTTCTTACCCATCTGAGAGAGCGGGGAAAGGGCAGATACCAGTTCAGAAATCTGCGTTCCCAACCCACCGATGTCCACACCGTTGAGACCCTGTACCGCTTGCGGCAACCGCTGTAGCTGAGAGATAAAGCTGTTGAGGTTCGACTTGCCGATGGTGGAAAGCGGGGTAAGCGCGTCCGCAAGCCGACCAAGTGAGGAAAAATCAGTCCCATTCAGAGACCGTACCGCTGTACCGAGATTGGTAATCTGATTTGCCACAGAGGACGAGAGCTTGAGGTTTCCGCAAGAGGAAAGTGCCTGTAAGCCCTGTGCCATCTTGTTTAGATTATCCGCATTGGTGGAGCTGATACTGTTCAGTGCGGTATTCAGCGTGGTAAGCTGTTTTGCAACTGCGGTCAGACCAACTCCACCTTTGGTAGCGGATTTTACTTTACCCAAAGAAGAAGCAAGCGCGTCTAATTGTGCTACGGCTGATGTAGCACTCGATTGTACTTCAAGTTCTAACTGCTCGATTGTAGTAGACACGGTTCTCACTTCCCTTCAAATTTCTTGTTATGCTTTGCCATAAAGCCCTCGATAAGTGCTTTGCCTTTATCGTAGGTTTTCTTGTCCTTTTCTTCCTGCTGATACTCAGCCTGTTTTTCCGTAATAGCAAATGGTTCTGCCAAGTACGGGGCAGGTTTCGTACCCTTTTTGGCAAAAGCATTGAGCAGAGGTGACACACGGGACAGAGCTTCGTAGAAATACGCACCCTGTAACCACATTTCTTGGTTTTTTCTGCTCGTTCGGAGTTCTTCCGCTTTTCGGTAAAAAATCACCAATCGGCAATCCTTGTCCCAATACTGTTCTTCGGTCATACCGAGAGACAGATAGTACGGAAAAAGTTCCTCAAATTTCTCTCTGTAAGAGTGGAGGGGAGCAGTGGCAGTAACACCACCACTCCCCTCAGTGGAGGACAGCGGGTCACTCACCAAGTCGCTGTCCAGTTCAAGTTTCCCTTGCTTTCTTCGGGTTCTTCAACGAGGGTCATAATCGGCTCGTTATACATTTCTGCCAACTTACCGATAAGCTCCTCTTTCTTGGTGAGCTTAGAATAGATTGTGTCAATGGTGTCCTGCTTCACAAAACGATGGTGAGCGAGGAACGCACCTGCGAACAGTGCGGGGAGGGTACTCATGGGCTTTTCGGTGATTTCAGACGCGATAAAGCCCTTTTTCTCCATTTCCGCAACGGTTCTGCGAGTGTATTCGAGGGTGTATTCCTTATCCTCGAAAGTGAAAGTCAACTGTTTACTCATTGTTCTGTCCTCCTAAATTTTCTTTACTCTACCACAGTGATAGGGGTAGACGGTGCAATAGTGATGGTCATGTCAACAACCTCATTTACGCCGCCGCCAACAGGGAACGCGGAAAGCTGACCCTTGAACTCGAACTTACCGTCAGAGCCGGTGGGAGTCAGTACGCCGCCACTTTCAGTGCCACCGAACCACACTGCGTAAGACTCCTCCTTGCCCTCAAGAGCCTTGAGAGTAGTGTAGTCAGTCTTGGTGTAGTTTGCAGTGAACTCAAGCGCGTCAAGGGACTGGATACCGGGAATATAAGTCTGCATATTATCAGACAGGGTGGTGGTCTCCAACATTTCCGGCGCACCGCCGAGGTCGGGGAACTCCTTGATGTCGATAACCTTTTCGTAGGTATCGCTCGTGGTAGCTTTCTTCATAAGGAAAACCTTATAGGTGGAAATAGCCATGATTTTTACCTCCTGTAAATTGTTTTGTTTTTAGAGATTACTGCCCGGTAGCGTCCGAGCATACGATAGATGGTCGCTTCGTCTTGGTTAGGTACGGGTTCAAGCATTGTACGGGTGAAATTCAGCCCCAAGAGCAGTTCATCAACGAACGCCGCCAGTGCCTTACATTCTGCTTTCTTACCCGCTGTCTTATTGGAATAGACATTTACCTCGTAAGTCACAGCTACATGATTTTCGTTGCCCTCCGAGGTCTGCGTGTTGCGGAATGTCGCATTGTCTATCTCCACAATGGAGATAAAAGGAAACGAGGAGGGTGACTTGACATATTCGCTCATAATGAGCAGGTCGGGGCATTTCTTCTCGAACGCCGCGTAAACCTTTTCCGATACTTCATCAAAAATATCGTCTTCCATGTCAATCATTGAAACACCTCCCTCGCTATCTCTGCGATTTCATCACATACGGTCTTTACGGCGTTATGGGACCCGACGAGTTCCACATGATGGTCAACAACAATACTTATACCAATTATATGGTTAAAAAGATGTTTGACTACACGGTTGAAGTTATCGGCGAAATGAAAAAGGTCTGC